CTTTTGCAGCTTATCATTTTTAGGTTTACTTCGCCCACTTTTCCAATCAGAGAAAGTAGATTTTGTAATTCCGGTTGCTTTTACAACGTCAGAATCTTTAACACCTTTTTCATTTCGTAACTTGCAATAAATTTCGTACATAATGAACTCCTTAAAAGTTTGAAAATCCGTACAAAAAACTATTGACAAGTTCTGAAATCCGTCTTATAATACAAATACAAAGTTCGGAAATCAAAACAGCCAAGTGTTGTTTGTTATTTTATGTCTGGTAAATGTATTATAACTGATTTCCGAACTAAAATCAATAGAAAAGTTCGGAAAGGAGAAAAATATGTATGAAAAATATGTTACATTACGAGATAAAAGAAATGTGACAGATTACAGAGTATCAATAGATA